GAGGGCCTCCTGGGCCAGCACCCGTTCCGGGTCCGCGTCCCGGAGGTTCAGGAGCTTTTCCCCCAAAATCTGGGAGAAGCCGGACATGAGCACGCTTTGGAGGATGAAGTCCTCCACGGCCCCCCCTTCCTCCTCCCCCGCCCCCCCCGCCCGCCTGGCAAGGCGCAGCGTTTTCACAAAATAGCGCACCGCGTCCATGCAGTGGTCGTCTTTCTTCAGCGGCGCGTCCTCGCCGCGGTCGGCGGCTTTTGCGTCCCAGGCGTACGCGCCGAACTCCGCGATCGTGTGCCTGCACTCCGGCGAAAACGCCAGAGCGCCCGTGCCAAGCAGCGAGCACACATCGGAAATCCCGTCCAGCACCGCGTTGTCCGCGTTCCGGGTGCGCAGGCCGCGCCGTCGCAGCTCGGCCTTCAGCGCCGCTGCCGACGGGTCGAGGATGACCTGCCGCACCTCCTCCGGCGGGATGCCGTCCAGCAGCCCAAGCAGCCCGTCGGCAAGCTCGCTGACCAGCGCCTGCGCGCCGCTCTCGCGCCCCGAATAGTAGTATTCGCGCAGGCACAGCCAGCGCCCCGTGCCGCGCTCCTTCTGCCACAGCAGGAACACGGTCGCGTTCTGGACGCCGAAATCGGCGGATACGTAATACGGCCCCTCTGCGTCGGGCGCGCCCGTCAGGACGTGCCGGTTTTCGCGGAACATCGGGTAAACTAAGCCCTCCGCCGCCGCCCATTCGCCGAGGATGTAGCGGTCATAGTACACCGTCCCGGCGTATTCCTTTTTCAGCTCGGCCACCACCTGCGCGGGCAGCACGCCGTCGTCGATTACATAGCTTTGCTGGTAAATGTCCGCGCCGCTGTCCAGAAAGCGCTTAAACCAGTGGTTCGGGTTGTCCGGGTTGCAGGTGCCGTCAAAATGGGAATTCCCGCACCGCAGGCGGCTTTTCAGCATCTGGAACACCTCTTCAGACCAGGTCGTGACCTCGTCGCCATAGACGTATTCAAACGTCGCACCCTGGATGCGCGATACGTGCTTGCGGTTGTCCGCGCCCAGCGCGTATACCCGTTTGCCGAACAGCTCGACCGTGTTGTCGCTGCGGATGTTCCCGACCAGCCCCGGCCACCATGCCCGCATCGGCTCGAGGATGTTCCGCTCAAGCGTGCCGCGCGTGTTGCCCAGCAGCACCAGCAGCCCCTCTCCGCGCGATGCAAGAATGCGCTGGGGGATGACGACGGTGAAATCAGCGAAGCTTTTCCCGCTGCCCGTCGCGCCCGTTTTGACGTTCCAGCGGTGGTTGCAGTTTTGCAGGAATTCGCGCTGCTTTTCAGTCAATGGCACTGTCAATCCCTCCCAAAAGCGCTTTTGCCGTTTTGAGGGTTTCCGGTTCGGTTTTCGGCTCCCACGCGCCGACGTGCTTTCCAAGCAGTTCCAGCGCTTTCAGCTTGCTGCTGTATTTCAAATCGCTTTCCGGGAAGTCGGACGCCTGCTTTTCCGTGATTTCGAGCAGCTTGCCGATGACATAGTCCTGGCTGACTGCTGTGCGCTGCTCGCGTTTCTTCATGGATTCCTGCAGCAATCGCTGAACCTTAACATTTGCTAACAGCCTTGCGCCCTGCTCGCAGGCGGTTCTCTCGCTGTATCCCGCCCGGATCGCGGCCCGCGTCGCGTTCAGGTCGATCAGGTACTCCTGCACGAACGTCTTCTGTTTTGCTGTCAGCGCCACCGTGGCCGCCCCCTTTCCGGCATGAGAAAAGCGCCCACGGGGTTCCGTAAGCGCTTTTCGATGGTTGTATTATATCACAGGTTCGATGTAGCATTCTATCGCATAATTTCCTCCACCGCGTGTAGTGCCTGCGGGTGCAGCCGCTGGACTACGTGCTGGTAATTATACCCCATGTCAACCGCGATCTCCTCCCACGTTTTCCCTTCGACATACCGCGCCCGCAGCAGCCGCCGGTAGCGGCTGTCGGGCACCTGCGCGATCACCGCCAGCACCTCGCGCTCAACGGCGAGCAGCCGTTCGACCGCGTGGTCGAGCTCGGCCGCGCAGTCGGCATAGCCCGCCAGCAGCCCGCCGCCGTCCCCCGAGCCGTGCGCCGGGGCTTTGGAGGGCCGCGCCGTCGCCCGTGTCGCCTGCTCGTAGGCCCGCTGCCGCAGCCGCCGCAGCTGCGCCACCTCGGCCTGTACGCCGCGCACCCGCTGTAAGTATTCTTTTGCTGTCATTCCAGCACCTCCATGCGCTGCTCCGCCGTCCCGTAATACCATTTGTCCCGCTCAATACCAACAAAACCAAGCCCCATTCTGCGGCAGGCAACACCGGTACTGCCGCTGCCCATGAACGGGTCGAGCACTGTCCCGCCCTCCGGACAGATTGCAAGCAGCTTTTCGAGCAATTCAACAGGCTTTTCGGTCTGATGGTGCTTTCTGGATAACGGGACGCTGGAAACACGATAGCAGCCTGGGAAGACCGGCACGCCAGTCTTGTATTCCGTTTTCCTGGGGCCGTTCGTCCCCCATACAACATATTCGCAGTCGTTCCGGAACCGGTTGGGGATTGCGCGGCAGTTGCCCTTATCCCACACGACAATTCCGCGATAGACCCAACCCGCAGCCTGTAACGCGTCGGTAAGTGCGGGCAGCTGCCGCCAATCTGTAAACACCGCCGCAATCGATTCCGGCTTCGCCTTCTCCCGCGCTTTTGCCAATACCATACGCAGGAACTCGGTAAAGCTGCGCTGATCCATATTGTCACCGCTGAAATTTGGGAAACGTGCAGCGCCTTGATAAGCGATATCTGTATACTTGGTTTGTGTATTGGCTTTCCTGTCCCCGGCGAACAGCCCGCCCGACGAGTACGGCGGGTCGGTCAGCAGCATATCAATACTGCCGTCCGGTATTTCCCGCAGCCGTTCCATGCAGTCGCCCCATAACAGCTGCGTCCTTTGGGTATCTTCTGCCTTTTTACTGTAGCCCAAGTTTGTCCTCCTCCAAAATATCCGTCCGCGGGGTGTATTCCCTGATTTTCTGCCGCTCCTCGGCCTTGCGCATCGCGCCGAGCAGGCGTTCGAGCGAGCCGGTCACGTCCTTGTTTTTCTGCGCCCATCCGGCAGGCAAAGACGCAATTTCGACGGCGTCCTTTGCAGTGCGGCGGCGCTGGCGCACCCGGCGCAGCAGCTTGCCCAGCCGCGCCGTTTCGTGATAGCCGTCTTCGGACAGCTCCAGCCGGTGCAGGATGTCCTGCGTCTGGGCGTTGCAATCCTGCTCGTCCTGCTGCGCCATCCGCAGCTGCTCTTCCGACTCGCGCAGCCAGCGCAGGAAGCTTTCCAGCTGCGCCGAGCTGAAACGATCCTGACCGCCTGTTGCGGTTCTGCCGCCCGTCAAGGCTTCCCCGCCGCCTGAGCGGCCTCCCATTCGTAGAGATAGCGGATTTGCGTCCCCGTCACGCGTTCCGCTTTCAGGCGCAGCTTTTCGTTTGCGTAGTCCTCGTCGTTTTCCTCGGCCATGCGCTGGTACTCGCGCGTGTTTTCGTCCAGCGCCCGGAAAAACAGGTCGAGCCGCTTCGCGCCGAAGCCGTATGCGTCCGCAACGGACGCGACCGCCAGCCACAAAATACGCTGCACCGCGATCTCTGACCGTACCTCTACCATCTTGTCCGCCGCCGCTTTCTCGACCGCCGCCCGCATCTGCCGCTTGTGCGCCAGCACGTCAGCGAACGACGCGCCGCGCGGCTTGCCCTTCTTCGTTTTCTGTTTCATGCATTTCTACCTCCATAATTGCCCGGAAAACCGGGTAAAACTGCTGCGGGACTACCGCATTGCCTAAGCATCTAATTCGGTCCACCCGGCAGGGTACCCCATGAGCCACTCGACCCACGTCGGGTTCAGTTGCCCACCAGCGTCCGTCCGCAAGCTGCCGTGCATATTCCCGCCGCTCGTCCCCTGCGCATCTGCGGCCGTCACAGTTGGGTACATCACAGCGCCTTTCAAATTCCGTTTTTTCCGGTCGTGCTCCGCACTTTTGCTCCCCACCGGCCCGCTGCCTTTGCAGTCGGACGCTTTCGGCGTTGGCCACAGCTGCCCCGTGTGCAACGAACGCGACGCGTTCCCGTCTGTGCGGCGCTCCTACAGCCGCAGCTTCAAAATCAAACACGACGGTGTGATAGCCCGCGCGCTCCAGGTCCTGTACAACGTCGGCAGCGGCAATGCGCAGGATTCCAGGTACGTTCTCACCAACGACCCAACGCGGCGCAAATTCTCTGATAACTCGGAGCATTTCAGGCCATAAGTAACGGTCGTCCCATTTGCCCTTTTGCTTGCCAGCCACACTGAAGGGCTGGCAGGGGAAGCCTCCGGAAATAAGGTCAACTGTTCGTAAACCCGTCCTTGCATAGAACCCCTCCTTTGTCAGCGTCCGGATATCCCGCCAGCGCGGCACGTCCGGCCAGTGTTTTTCCAGCACCCGCGTTGGGTAGTCTGCAAATTCGCACTGCCCCACAACCCGGAAGCCAGCCCACTCTGCGGCAAGGTCTAAGCCGCCGATGCCGGAAAATAAGCTGAAATGCGTCATAGCCCCACCTCATCGAACGACACCTGGCCCGGAAGCACGCCGTCCTCCATCCACCAGTGGAAAACGTCTGTACCCGTAACGCCAGACCGCCAACTTCCTATCATTCCCCCACGCCTGTATCGTTCTTCCAGCATTTTTTCAAATGCTCGTATGTATGCACGCTGGTATGCCGGGAAATGTGCAAAATCCCGATACCGTCCTTTTCGCCGTGCCATAGGACAGCCAACACAGCCAACACGATGAAATCCGCATTGATATAACGGGTTTGTTTGAATATGCTCCGCTTCTATGTAATCCCATACGTCGCAGTCCGTCCAATCGATAATCGGGTTGCATATGCGTTTGGCTTTCAGCGTGCAGGTTTCAAACAGCCTGCGGTCATCGTTATCATTCAGAAGGATTCTGTTTTCTTTTTTCTTGCTGGCTGTTTCAAGCGCCGCCCGGTTTTTCCGCCGCTTTGTGCTTTCCGCCCAGCGAACGCCGGTGGTAATCATGCGGCCTGCGCCGCTGCTTTCTTTCAGGATATCGCAGCAATAACGCACTGTCCGTGTCGGCGGCATCCGCTTTTGCGGGATCAGGCTCCACATCGTTACAGGTTGCCCTTTATAGCGCGGCATATTGACCGCGCATTTGATGCCCTGTTCTTCCAGGCCACGGAAGGTCTCCCGCACATGGTAAACGGTTTCGGGCGCGTCGGCGGTCGTATGGTTATGCATGACCTCAAACCGGATTCCAGCGCGCTGCGCCAGTGTTAAGCACACGTCCGAATCCTTCCCGCCTGATGTGGTAACAATCAGAGGCGCGCCATTGTAAAGCCGTTCGCTGTAAAAGGCAGCTTCCTGCAACCTGGCAATCGCTTTTTGTTCCTTATCAGCCATTTTTCATCGCCTCATGATTGCTCAATCGCGCCCGGGGAGCTTCCCGCCACGCATGCGCAATCCGTTCCGCAAAGCCGTCGTCCTCCTTTATGAGCTCCGAGACCGGGGGGCAACGCTCCAGGTCACGCACGTCCCGCCCCGTCACCGTGCAGCGGTTCAGGGTGCGTTAGGGGCAATTTGTATCACAGGTCTTTTCGCAGCGCCTCCTCCTTGGCGGGGGTAGGCCTGCCACCCT